TCTAAACAGATTAAGATCTTCAACACATCAATTGGAGCTCCAGAAGGTTTGTCTGGAAAGTCATTCAGTCTTACCTCATCATCAGTTGGATCATCACCAAGACTCGCAGCAGAGCATATCGATCATTCAACAGAATCGACGCTCGGAGAAGGGGATTCCATTACAAGATATACAACATCAAGTTCAATTGAGACCACAGGAGAAGCAAACTCCCAGGTAGTATATGATGCTAGCACAGGTAGCTTATCTGCTATAGTTGATGGATCAGTAGATGGAACAATTAATTTTACAGCAGGAGATGACACTGGTACTAATAATTCATTAGTAGTCGTTGATGAATTAGATTTCTATAACTTCAATGCCACAGGATCTAGTGTAGGTAGTACAAGTAGAATATATGCTCCAGGATTATATTCTGGCTTTAGATCTAGAGTATCTAAGTCTAGTTTAGCTAATGGTGTTCACACATACAAGCTCAATCACAGTGAAACAGGAAACACCTCAGTATTACAATTTGTAAAAGATAATTTAACTGGTACACCAGTAATTAATTTTAGTGGAACAACGTTGACACAGAACTCTGCTGGAACACTAGCATATGTATCTGGAATTCCATACTATACAAATGATGCTACACTAAACGTAGCAGGAGCATTGGTAAGCAACGTTGCAGGTCAATGCTATAAGAATGATAGCAACATATTTAACATTACAAGTGGCACTAATATTGAAGGTGATAGTGGATCATCATTTAGTACACAATATAAAGACTATACAATATTGCCTTCTGGATTATTATCTAGCGGTAAACCAAAAGCAAATACAGGTATGGGTGCAAATGTAAACATTGATACTTTCCAAATAAATGTTAATGGTGGAGGTAGAAGAGTAGAAGGTTTTAACATGAATATGGAAAATGTTAATGGTACTGGTAGCACAGTAGCATTCTCAAATACAAAGGTTGCAGTTTACAATGGAACATCGTCAGGAGTAAATGAAACAGGTATACCAGTGTCAGATGATTTAGGTGCTGGGTTCAATACTGATGGTTTAAGAATTGTAACTGGATGGTCTGGTTCAACACCAACATTCAATAGTGGCCAAGATTATTACGCATCTAACAATTGGACAGGTGCGGTAACTATTGCAGGTACGGATGAAGCAGTAGTTAGATATGGAAATTTACAACACTACGATACAAACCTATCTAGTGGATACTTACCAGTAGGACCAGACTTAGCTACAGGTAGAAGTGGAACACAGTATTTTAGATTTGCATTCAAAAGAACTACAATGGCAAACTTTACAGTCAAGCTAACTGGTAAAGTATCAGGCTTCTTTATTGCAGCTCCTAACACAGCTATAGATGACGCATCAGGATTAAACGGTTGGTTAGATGCAGGTACTACATACGGTGGTGCAGGAACACCTGGAGCAGATACAGGCAATGGTGGTAATGGTTCTGATGGTTGTGCATTCACATCAGGTGATAGAATTATAGATGGCACTACATATAGTAATGCAGGATTTACATTAACACTAGGTGATCAGAATGCTACTGACTCATTTAACAATCAAATATTAGTAGGAATAAAGTTAGATGATGGTGACTACTTATCACAGTTGGAGGTCGAATAATGGCTATAAGTGATACCCAAAAAGTAGACTTACTGTGGAAGAAGGTAGGATTTAGTAAAGCTAAGACAGATACTAATGCAAATAAGAAAGCTCCCAATGAAGCTATTGTATCAGACTTAATAATTAAACCTAATGAGGTATGGTCAGATATAGGAAACATTCCATCTGTAATGCCAGCAGCAAACACAACTGTAATAAGAATTTATACAGAGTTAGAAACAACAGAAGACGGAACAGCAACAAATAACAGAACATGGAAGACAGGAACAACTAACTGGATACCACCAAAGTTTGGTGCTACATATCAATTGAAAGTATATGTAGATACAGCTGGATCAGGAAATCCAGCATCTAATGGAACACAGTTATTTGAAACAGGTTCAGGAAACAATGATGAATGGTACTTTGATTATCAATCAGGTACTTTAAACTTCATAGGATCCAACTTACCATCAGGAGTATCTGATAGTAAGAGCATTTTTGTAACAGGAGCAAGGTATCAAGGAGATACTTTTGCAACAGGTATAAAAGATGTCACATTATATAATGCAACAATAGATAGTTTAGCATCGCCACTAAAGACGAGTGATGGTGGTACTGGACTAAACACATTCACAAATAAAGGAGTATTCTTTGCTAGCAATACATCCACAATGGCACAGGCTACTGGGTCTAATGGACAGGTACTACAGATAAGCAATGACACTCCTACATTTGACGATTTAGATGGAGGGTCTTACTAGTGAGTGATTTAAAAGATTTAGATACAGATGAATTAGTAATGTTAAGTCAATACATTCAAAATCAACAACAGATTATAAATGAATTAACAGAAAAGAATATGCAATTAACAACTGAAGTTCAAGTTCAAAGATTACGTATCAAAGAGCTAGAAAAAATAAATAAAGTTAAGAGTAAACCAAAGCGTAGAACAAGCCCATTCGTTTTGGAAAGATTGCAAAATCATATAAAATAGATTAGGAGAAAAAAATGGCTTCAATTATTAAATTAAAAAGAAATACCAGTGCTGGTCAAGTACCAAGTAATGGTGCACTAGAACAAGGTGAATTAGCAATCAACCTTGCCGATAAGAAGTTATTTTCATCTTCAAACGGCACAGATGTAATCCAGATTTCTGGTGACGCTTATGCAATAGGTACAGTTACTGACACCGATGGTGCTACAATTAAATTAACAGGTACTGGTAATGCTGCAAACACAAACGTAGTATTAACAGGTGCTAACGGTATTGGTATTACATCTAACGATTCAGGTGCAATCACAATTACAGCAAACACAGTAGATGTAGACTTTGGTACAAGTGCTAACGTATCATCAGCAAACTTATCTGTAGCTACTGGTGCTAACACTGACGTAGTTAAAATTGTTGGTGACGATCACATTGTAGTTGCGGGTACTAACACATCTCACATTTCAGTTAAACTAACAAATGCTGTATCAGTAGCATCTGTACAAACATCAGGCAATACAGTAGTAGGCGGTGATGCAGATATCGCTGGTGAAGTAAATGCTGCTTCTGCTGCAATTGTTGGTGCTGCTACTGTAGGAACAACATTAGGTGTAACAGGCGTAATCACAGCCGGTAATGATGTAGATATTACTGGTGAAGTTAATGCCGCTTCTGCCGCTATTGTAGGCGCAGCTACTGTTGGCACAACTTTAGGTGTAACAGGTGTAATCACAGCCGGTAATGATGTAGATATTACTGGAGAGGTTAATGCCGCATCAGCTGCAATCGTAGGCGCAGCTACTGTAGGAACGACATTAGGTGTTACCGGAGTAGGTACATTTGGAAACGATGTAGATATTACTGGTGAGGTTAATGCCGCATCAGCAGCCATTGTTGGTGCTGCTACTGTAGGTACTACTTTAGGAGTAACAGGTGTAATCACAGCCGGTAGTGATGTAGATATTACTGGTGAAGTAAATGCTGCAAGTGCTGCTATTGGTGGTGCTACTATATCTAGTGATGCAGACATTGGTGCTAGAAACTTAACATTATCAGGTGACTTGACAGTTCAAGGAACAACAACTACAGTAGAAAGTACTACAGTAAACATTAATGACAACATGTTATCACTAGCTGATAACCAAACAGGAACAGATGCAGATGCAGTAGACGTAGGTTTCTACGCTAACTATGATGAAGGTGGAACAGATAAGTACTCTGGTTTCTTTAGAGACACATCACATGCTAACAAAGCATTTGTTGTAGTAGAAGGTATTACAACTGAACCAGGTGGAGAGATAACATATACAGCTTCACAGCTAGGTCAATTAGATGCAGTCATTGACGGTGGTACATACTAAATAATATTATATAGCCCCTTATATAAGGGGCTTTAAACTCAGCGTATATACGCAACGAATGAGGAGCTAAATGGCATCGGTCATAAAGATTAAGCGCAGTGCGATAAGTAACACTCCGCCTAATACATCAAATTTAGATACAGCAGAATTAGCTATTAATACAGCTGACGGTGTCCTGTACTCCAAAGGAGCAGGTGGTGTATTTGAAGTCGGTGCAAACGTATCCACATTAACAGTCAACGCTCAAGCATTTCCATCTGAAGATGGTGGTGCTGGTCAGATTCTAAAAACATATGGTAACGGTCAACTCTTTTGGACCAATGAAGCCGGTGCAGCTGGGTTCTCCGCATTTACCTTATATGAATTTGTATCATCAAATAATCAGACTAACTTTGCTGGTAATGATGATGATGGTAATAGTTTAGGGTATAGAACTGGAGACTCTATTCAGGTATTTTTAAACGGAATACTATTAGAAGAAACAGAAGACTATACAGCTACAAATGGCGCTAACGTAATACTAACTCAAGCAGCATCCAATAATGACTTAATCCAGATAATGTCATACAATATTGGATCGTCTAATAATATAACAATAGCATCTAATAATAACATTGGTATAGGTAACACTAATCCAGCTCATTTGTTATCTGTAGATGGTGATGCTTACTTTGGGGCAAATGTAATCATTAAAGACACATTATTAGATAATAGTAACAGAGCATTTAAAGTTTATTATGCTAACGGTGACATAGCGTGGGGGGAATAAATGGCAAGTAAAGGAAGACATTTAGCAGACTTTTTATCAGATGATACTAGAGGATTAGATCTAGGACATGACAACGTAGAAATAAAAGGCAACAAATCAAAAGCACAAGCTGTAGTAAGAATGGGTCAAAATAAAAATGATGATCTATTAGTAGCAAATACTACATCAGATAGAATTGGAATACAAACAACTAATCCACAAGCAGTTTTAGATGTTGAGGGTGACATTAGAGTAGGGACAGACTTAGAAGATAACACTGGAAGAGTGTTTAAAGTATACTATGCTAACGGCGACATTAGCTGGGGAGAATAAATAATACTATGAGACCTACAACAAAAGACACATTTAAAGAACATTGCCTTAGAAGGTTAGGTAAGCCTGTCATTGAAATTAATGTCGATGAAGATCAAGTAGACGATAGAGTAGATGAAGCTTTAGATTTTTGGGTCGATTATCACTTTGATGGAATGGAGCATACATTCTATAAACACGTAGTCACACAAACAGATAAAGATAACAAATACTTTACAGTGCCTGATAACATTATTGGTGTTGTAGATATGTTTGATATCGGTGATGCATTATCAACTAACAACCTGTTTAATGTCCGGTATCAGATCGCTTTAAACGACCTCTACGACCTTTCTAGGTATGAGCTGGTACCTTACTATATGAACTTTCAAAACATACGTATGATTGAAGAGATATTAGTAGGTAAACAAAGAATAAGATTTAGCAGACACATCAATAGAGTATACATTGATGGTGGTTGGGACAGATTAATTCCTGGCCAAACAATAGTAATTAAAGCATATAAAGTTATTGATCCAGACACATTTACTGACGTATGGAAAGACAGATGGCTCTTAAGATATGCTAGTTGCTTAATTAAGATTCAATGGGGTTCTAATTTAACAAAGTTTGAGGGTTTACAATTACCTGGAGGAGTTCAGTTTAACGGGCAGAAAATATACGACGATGCCGTTGCAGAAAGACAGCAACTAGAAGAAGAAATGGCGTCATCATATGCATACCCTCCAGAAGATTTTGTAGGTTAATAGTATGTCTAATAGAAGTGTATTCTTTAATAACTTTGAGAGCAGTCAAGAACAAGACCTGATCGAAGATTTAATAATTGAATCTATCAACATTTATGGTATAGAAGCATACTATCTTCCAAAGACATATGGCGATTACGATAGCTTGTATGGAGAAGATGAGCTAGCCACATTCAAAGAATTCTATACAGTACCAATGTATATCAATACAGTAGAAGGGTTTGGAGGAGAAGGAGACTTCCTTTCCAAGTTTGGTGTAGAACAAAGAGATACAATGACTATGTCAGTTGCTAGAAGAACATTTGAACAAGATGTAGGAAGAGAAGATCTAGCAAACATAGAAAGACCAAGAGAGGGTGATGTAATCTTCTTCCCACTAAACAAAAAAATGTACACAGTTAACTTTGTAGAACATGAACCAGTGTTTTATCAAATGGGTTCATTACAATTTTATGAAGTAAGATTAGATATGTTTGAATACTCTGGTGAAAGATTTGATACAGGTATTGCTGATATTGATATACTAGAAGATCTCAGATCAACTGATGTGGCTATACACAATCAGCTAATGATGGAAACTGGAGATCTACCAATACATATAGAAACAGGACATAGAATATTATTAGATGGAGTTGGTACAGCAACAGACCAAGATGATATTACTGATAGTGAAAACACATTCTTTGAATCGAACGCAGACAACTTTATTGACTTTACAGACAGTGATCCGTTCAGTGAAGGTGGTACATTCTAATGTTAGGTAATCAATTCTACCATGCTTCAATAAGAAAGTATATTATACTCTTTGGAACATTATTCAATGACTTACATATTGAAAGAAGAAATAGCAATGATAATGTAATCCAAAAGATAAAGTGTCCTTTAACTTATGCTCCTAGAGAAAAAGTAACAGCTAGACTAGAACAAAATTTAAGTCTTACAGAGAAGCAAAGTATTATATTACCTAGATTGTCATTTGAGATGACTAACTTAACATATGATCCATCAAGAAAATTAAATACAATCAATCAACTAGTTAAAGATCCTGCTACTGGAAACAATGTAAAGAAAATGTATACTCCAGTTCCATATGATATAAACTTTGAGTTCAATATCTATACTAGATATGCTGAAGATGCTACGCAGCTACTAGAACAGGTAGTACCATTCTTTACTCCAGAATTTACAAGCACTATAAATCTAATTCCTGACATGGACTATAAAGTGGATATTCCAGTCGTACTAAATAGTTTAGCATCCCAAGATACTTATGAAGGTGATTTTGAGACAAGAAGAGCATTAATATGGAATCTAAATTTTACAATGAGAGCGTATCTATTTGGACCGGTTAAAGAAGCTGGTGTTATTAAAAATGTTAACACCAAGATACATTCTACGCTGACATCAAATACTGCAGCAGTAGGTATAAAACAGAAGCCTGGTTTAGATCAATTTAGGAATCCAACCACGAATGCTGCAGCAACAATTGCAGTAGGTGGAATTTATAGTAATGATAATTATTCCGTGATAACGGATTTTGAGGATTTTTTCAATGGAGAAACATAACGACCCAATTAGTAAGGCACTAGATATTGAACCTATTAACGGTGAGATAGTACCTGCTAAAGAAGAAAAGAAAGTCGATCCACAGATGGAGAATGACTTTAAATATGCTAGGGAAAACCTATACAATGTTATAGAGAGAGGAACTGATGCACTTAATGGCATTGTTGACTTAGCACAACAATCACAACACCCAAGATCATATGAAGTAGTAGCAGACTTAGTTAGAACATTATCTTCTGCTAACAAAGACTTACTTGATCTTCAAAAGAAAATGAAAGACTTACAACCAGAAGAAAATAAAAATCAAAAAGTAACCAACAACTTGTTTGTAGGAAGCACTAAAGACCTAACTGATTTAATTGAAGGTGGTGCTAGAAAAGTAAAACAACACAAAGATGGCTGATCATTATTTAGGAAATCCGAAGCTAAAAAAAGCCAATATAACTATTGACTTTAGCGAAGAGGAAATACAAGAAATTGTCAAATGCAGTAAAGACGTAGTATACTTCTGTGAGAAATATATAAAGATTGTTAGCATTGATGAAGGTCTAATGCCTTATCAGCCATATGATTACCAAAAGAATATAATGAGAACTGTTGATGAAAACAGATTTGTTATATGTAAAATGCCTCGTCAGACAGGTAAGACAACTACAATGGTAGCAGTAATGATGCACTATGCATTATTTAATCCAGACTTTAACATTGCTATCTTAGCTAACAAAGCTGCAACATCAAGAGAGATTCTATCAAGACTACAACTAGCTTATGAAAACTTACCATGGTTTTTACAACAAGGTATTGTAGAATGGAACAAAGGTAATATAGAATTAGAAAATGGATCCAAAATATTCGCATCATCTACATCAGCATCTGCTGTTAGGGGTATGTCAATTAACTTAGTATACTTAGATGAGTTTGCATTCGTACCAGCAACGGTGCAGGATGAATTCTTTAGTTCTGTATATCCTACAATATCATCTGGTAAAACATCAAGAGTATTGATTACATCTACTCCTAATGGTATGAATATGTTTTATAAACTATGGCATGATGCAGAGAAAGGATTCAATGACTATGCCACAGTAAGTGTAAACTGGTGGGATGTTCCAGGAAGAGATGATAAATGGAAAGAACAAACGATAAGAAACACATCAGAGAAACAATTTGCAGTTGAGTTTGAATGTGAGTTCTTAGGATCAGCTGATACATTAATTGATCCACATAAACTAAAACATTTAGTATTCGAGAATCCTAAACAGTTTAATGAGAGTTTAAAGATTTTTGAAGAGCCTATACCTGATCACATATACACTTTATGTGCTGATACAAGTAGAGGAGTTGGTAATGACTATAGTGCATTTGTTATTTTAGATGTTACGGAGCTACCTTATAAAGTAGTTGCTACATATAGAAACAATGTAATTGCACCAGTACTTTATCCAAAAGCAATATACAATGCTGCATATGCATACAATCAAGCTCATGTGTTAGCAGAGATTAATGATGTTGGTGGACAAGTAATTGATATACTACATCATGATTTAGAGTATGAAAATATATTAAGAGCACAATGGAAAGGTCGAGCTGGCCAAATAGCTGGCAGTGGCTTTGGAGGTGGTGATTCCCAAATGGGTATCAGAACCACACCTGCATTGAAACGTATAGGTTGTGCTATGTTAAAAACTATCATTGAAAATGATAGGATGATAATAAACGACTTTGAAATATTATCAGAGTTAACAAGTTTTGTAGCTAACAAAAGAGGAACTAGTTACGAAGCTGAAGAAGGTAGAAATGATGACTTAGTCATGTGCTTAATATTTTTTGCATGGTTATCTCAACAGGACTACTTTAAAGAACTTACGGATATAGATATCAGAAAGAATCTATATAAATTAAACGAACAAGCATTGGAAGACGAACTCGTACCATTTGGTTTTATAGATAATGGTAGAGATAATAGTTGGGATGAAGATGACGAGTTCAAAGGTGGAGAACTAGTGAATAGCTGGGATTATGACTACGATAGAGATCAGACTTGGTAAGGTCTTCTAATCTAAAGTTATATAAATAATCGAGAGCTTAATAATCTACCGATAAATTAAAGGAGAATTGAAATGCCATTTCAGGTTAGTCCAGGCGTAAATGTATCAGAAGTTGATCTGAGTACCGTTGTACCAGCAGTTTCTACAACAGAAGGCGCCATAGCAGGGGTTTTCAAATGGGGACCGGCTAAAACTCGTGTCTTAGTAGACAGCGAGGAGACGCTCGTTGCCCGATTTGGTAAACCAAAAGGGGATCTTAATCCCGAAACATTTTTCACAGCAGCTAACTTTTTAGCCTATGGAAACAAATTATATGTATCAAGAGTAATAGATAGCTCCAGTTTAAATGCTGGTTCTAACTCAGGGGTACTAATAGAAAATGAAGATAAAATAGCAGATGTCACCATTTCTGATGCAGGTAATCATTTTGTAGCAAAGTATCCAGGATCACTTGGAGACAGCTTAAAAGTATCTGTATGTAAAACAGCAGATGAGTATGAAAAAGACTTAGGTGCAGATATATCTATTGCAAGTGGAGCCAACTCAGGTACTGCTTCAGCTGACTTAATAGCATTAGGTCTAGGTGTAGGAGATATTTTAAAAGTAGGTAACTCAACAACAGGAGTACAATACCTTACTGTATCAACAATCACAGTAACAGAAGATACAAATACTACTGGAAGAACATTTACAACAGAACAAAAGTATACAGGAGTTAGAGATATAACTTCACTTAACGGTGTTAAGTTGTGGAACTATCATAGTCTTGTAAACGGAGCACCAGGAACTTCATCATACGTTGAATCCAAAGGTGGTGTTGGTGATGAAATTCATGTAGTAGTAATTGATGAAGATGGAGATATCTCAGGAACAAAAGGTACAGTCATTGAAGTATTCGAAGGCGTATCAAGAGCTACTGATGCTAAAACAGAATCAGGAGAGTCAAACTACTGGATTGATGTTATTGAAAAACAATCACAATGGATTTATGCTAAAGCAGCTACAGGATTAGCAGCAAATGTATTAGCAGCTTCATCCACAGCATTGTCAGGTTCAGCAGCTACATACGATTCACTAACAGGTGGAGTTGATTCTGCAGCTGAAGGTTCAATTTCATTAGCAGACATTGCAGATGGTTATGACTTATTCAAGGAACCAGCTGATATTGATATCAGTTTAATCCTTCAAGGTAAAGCTATTGGCGGAACAAATAAAAATGGTCTTGCTAATCATATCATAGACAACATTTGTGAAAGCAGAAAAGATTGTATACTATTTGCATCACCTGATAAAGCTGATGTAGTAAACAATATTGGATCCGAAATTGATGACATCATCACTTTCAGAAACGGACTCACAAATACAAGTTACGCACTACTAGACAGTGGATACAAATATCAATACGATAAGTATGATGATGTATACAGATATCTTCCTTTAAACGGAGACATTGCAGGTCTAGCAGTAAGAAGTGATACATTAAGAGATGCATGGTTCTCACCAGCTGGATATAACAGAGGTGCTATTAAGAACCTTGTTAAGCTAGCATTTAATCCTAAGAAGGGTGAGAGAGATTCATTATATCAGAAAGATATTAACCCAGTTGTTACATTCCCAGGTCAAGGAACAATCCTATTTGGTGACAAAACATTACTAGGTAAGCCTTCTGCATTTGATAGAATCAATGTAAGAAGACTCTTTATTGTATTAGAGAAAGCAATTAGTACAGCTTCTAAGTTCTCATTATTTGAGTTCAACGACAGCTTCACACAATCACAATTTAAAAATTTAGTAGAACCTTTCTTGAGAGATATTCAAGGACGTAGAGGTATAGTAGACTTTAGAGTTGTGTGTGATGACACTAACAATACAGGCGAAGTCATTGATAGAAATGAGTTTGTCGGAGACATATATGTCAAACCTTCAAGATCAATTAACTTCATACAGCTAAACTTTGTAGCAGTAAGAAGCGGAGTTGAGTTCTCAGAAGTAGTTGGACAATTTTAAATAAATAGGAATAGGAGAAAACAATGGCTTTTAACATTAACGAGATTAGGTCCCAGCTATCACTTGGTGGTGCTAGACCTACCCTGTTCCAAGTCAATATTACTAACCCTGCAAACGGAGCTGCAGATCTAAAGAGCCCTTTTTTAATAAGAGCT